AAACGTCGGAAAAGTCGCCGAATATAACATTGTAATCCGGGACCTGGTTCGACACAGCGGACTTGTAACCGTTGACGGAACCATCAGACTGCATGATGAACTGCGGATAGCCACTGGAAATTTCCGTGGTTTTCAGTTTGCCGCGCATCAGGGATTCCATCAGATAGACGGCTTTGCTGGTTGCAGCGTTGGCAACATCTACTTTGGTTTCCAGTTCGACGATTTTCGCCCAGCTCGGAGTTGCAGCAGTTGCCCAGTTCAAAGAGCCGATATTATCCTGATGGATAATACCTTTAGGCGTATTGCTCAATCCGGTTCCGGCGATTGCGGCATAGTCAATCATGAGCGCGATAACTTTCGCCAAGTCATTGCGGACCAGTGACTCGATATCCAAACTGGACTGGAGCAGTAAACGACGGCTTACGTCCGTGTACGCGCCAACAGTTTTGGGGCTCAAGCTGACCTGATCGAGAGTCGGATTGCTTGCGCCAGTGATGGCTGCGCCTTCCGGATCAATCCAGTAGCCGGTTGCACGTCCGGTCTGGCGGGGAATATCGACATTGCCGACGAGGTCGCGCAATACTGTTGCGCCCAAGGCGTTAATCAGCATGGCGTTATCGAGCTTGTCGATAAAAGAACCGGCCAGAAGGTTAGTGGCCACGGCGTTGGATCCGGCGCCAGTAGTCAGGTTGAAATCACGATGCGCGAGAATTTCCATCGGAATCAGGATTCCTTTAGGATTCAATCCACGCTTGGCGGCGAATGCGTTGCTGACTTCATATTCGAAGCCGGCGGCATCCTGTGAACGCTTGTCGGTCGGATTCGCCAGAGCGTTGATAGCTCTAAGGAAACTGAAAGAGCGTTTTTCTTTTTCGTTGAGTCCGAGATTGTCATTGCTCTTTGCGGTAGCAGTGGCAACATTGCGTTTTTCAATTTCCGCAAGGACGGACTTTTGAAACTCGGCAACACTTACGCCGCCGGCAATCGCTTTTTCGGATTCGGATTCGAGTTGAAACTTTTTCCCGATTGCGGAAATTTCTTTCACGCGGGAACGTTCATCGGTTAATACCTGGGCATGTTCTTCAGCCATTTTTTGTCCCTCATTATTTTGAGTTGTTTGAGTATTCTTTTTATTCGCTTCTTCCTGATCGTCATCGGTGGCGCCGGAAACTACTTCGCAATCGTTCACATCTTCCTGACTGGAAGACCTGCCAACCCCTACGCCGGGATCTGCAGGAACGGAAACAAAAGAAATTTCGTAAGGCATCCAGGATGTAACCCGGTAAAAGTCCATATCATTTTCAGTCTTTTCCAAAACGCGCTTGGCGGTCGTATAACCGAAAGAGACGTTTTTAATTATGCCGGCGCAAACATCTTTGAATATTGCGTCCGCGTCTTCGTTTTCGCTGAAACGCACTTGCGCATACAGTTTGCGCTGGACATTATCCAGCCAGCTTTTTTCCACGACGGCGATTTGTTCGTCCCAGTCGTGATTCCATAAGACCGCAGCGGCATTATTCAGCCGGGACATATCGCAACTGCCAGCGGCATGGTCCAGTATTTCCATACCGAAGTAACGCTCTACCGGTAGTTCTGACGAAAAAGAAAATTCAACAGTTCTTTTTTCAACGTCAATGCCGGGAGCCTCAGAAGTCATGGAACGGAAAAACTTCTTTTCTTTTATTTTTTCAGTCTTTAGTTTTTTAGCCATTTGCTTTACCTGCCTGATTATTATTCACGTCTTTAATAGATGGCAAAAACGTCAACCCGGCGGCGTTGGCAGCTTGACTGAACGCCTGGATATCGGCTAACACGTCGTCAGGGTCTCCGCCATTTTCGCGAATGACTTCCTGTGGCGACTTGATAAGACCGGCGATTGCCGAGAGGTTTGCCTGAACATCGGCTCTCGGGTCAACCCACTGCCAGCGGCGCGGCTGCCATATCGCAGCGTCAAACTTTTCTATTTTGCTGAATGGCAGGATTGACAGTCCGGACAACAGGAACATCCGGAGCCAGCGCATATAAACAATGTCAATGAAATTCTCAATAAGGAATTGCTGGTCGATTTTCCAGCCGTCGCGTTCTGATAATGCACCGGAACGCATCGAGGAAAAATTGACGTTTTCCAAATCGTTGGCAAAATCGTTATACGCCACGCCAAGCGATGAGGCGATAGAACGCATGATTGTTTTAATGAAAGTCGCGAAATTACCATTGGGATGTTGCGGGGTGAACTGTTTAAAGTCGTAGCCCTTTGGCGCTAAAAGGAATTGTCCCGGCGCTATCTCTGCCGTTGGTTTAACGCCTTCACCGCCTTTGCCGTCCGGGTCAAACTTAGATGCGCCACCGTTAGCGCTCTGCACCCAGATACCCATTTGCGCGGCTGCCACTCTGGCGCCGATTAATTCAGATTCGCGGTAGCCCTGCGACATATTAATATCAAGAATAGCGGCGCATCCGGTCGGGAATCCGCGAACCTGCCCGGCAAATTCACGCCGGAATAAATGAATTATCTGCTCTGCCGGTATCTGCACCCAATCGTTAGTGTGCATCTGTTCTTCATTCATTTTGCGCTTATGCCAGTAAGCAATCGGTCTTTCGTTGGCATCGAGTTCTACACCCATGACAATCTTATTACCGCCCGGAACTACTGACTGGACATTCTTGTCCATGTCAATATCGTAACTGTCGATAAGTTTCAATGAAAAATTATACGGGTTACTGGCGCCGTCGATTATCTGAATAAACGCTTCGCCGTCAATCGCAAAAGTTTTATCCACCAGGTCGCAAAAGTCTCTGAAACTCTGTTGTCCGTCAAGAGTACACCATTGATTCTTTTTCTTGCCCCAGCGCGTGAAGTGGTCTTCAAGAATAGTATTCGCTACCTTATCCGGAGTGCCATCAGTATTTTTGCTTTTCACTTGAAGACCAAAGCCAACGTCGCCAATAATATTCCGGCTCCGCATATTGAGCCATTTGCGATAGTCGCTGTTGTTTTTGGCAAGGTCTCTCGAGCGTTCACGCATCTTGGGCAAGTGGCGTTTCAGATCTGCGTTAGCTGTAATGTATTGAGTTATCCAGTCACTGTTATAGCGTGTGGTCGTTGCCGCTTGGAACTGTCTTTTTCCGCGTAACTTAGAAAATAATTTTTGAAACATTGTTTACCTCAAATAAATGTTGCGTATACAGCAGTTTGCGGCGGTTCTCCAGCGGCGGCGCGGCGCAGTCTGTCAACTCTTGCGCTTATAGATTCCTCCAATCGTAATAACTCGTCGAAAGAATAATAACGGAGTTCTTTGTCGCCAACTTTTACGCTGGACTGGTTAGCGGTGGCGCGTCCCTGAATGACTGCCCGGATTGCATCAAGTGTAATCTCTTCCCATGTGCGCGGGTCAACTGTTCCTGTCCCGGAGTAATCGACAACGACAGACATTACGCCTGACGCGATATGAATTTTTTGTGTTAGTTTTTCAACGTAGGATTGATAGTACCATTCGCCGGCAGTTAGTAGCGCGGTGGCGGCTGCGGTAATGGTGACGCTATGACTGTCTCCGTCTGGCGTGGATGTGACGGAGAATTTATCCGCGGTTGCGGGACGACGGAAATGATATTTCAACACCCAGCCGTCGGCAGGCAGATATTCCGGAATGTTTTTTAGCCAGTTGACGGTATTGCCGCAAACGAAACTTTCTGGTTCTTTAGCGATTGACATTGTCGCCCCTTTTTAATATTGGGGAAAACGTCAACCAGTTTAATAGCCGGACATCCATGATCCCGACGGTTTATTGACAGGCGATACTGCCGGAACTGCATCGGCTTGCTTGTCCAGTTTTAATATTTCCGCTTTTTTACACCGGAAATGTTTTGGATCCAGAATGGCAATCGCCACCTCTTCGATGACCAAGTACATCTTTGACGTATCAAAGAAGTCGTGCACCCTGCTGTTATGGTCGTAATTCTCAAAGATATGCCCGTCCCGTTTCGTTTCGTCCGGCTGCATGGCGGCAAGTTCTTCAATATATTCGTCTTTAACTTCCGGAAGTAAAAACCAGTAATTATTTTCGCGGTTCTTTTGCGTATATATATAATATAGTAAATCGCTTTTAAAATCTCGTTCATGTGCCAGGATAAGTTTTGATTGCGTTTCAGACCAGCGCCAGCGGTCGCGCCCGTGTGCATCGCCTTTATAACTGAATAGTTTGCGGTGCCGTTCGACAAAGTTTTCAACTTCCCGTTTACGGTGACCGCCTTCATCTATAATTGCCATAGCAATATTAATTCCAAGAAACTCGTGATATAGAACTTCATCTAGCGTAACGACAGGCGCGTATTTTTCTCCGGACTGTTCCGCCGCAGTCTGGCGCTTGCCATTAATTATTTCTCTTTCCCTGTCGCCAAGTTCCAGATATTCGCAGAACCCGTAAGCCAATTGCCACCGGCAGGAATTAACATCAAAGCAACGCACTTCCCATTTCCAACCATAATCCTGCGTGTCTATTGACATGAACACCGCTTCGATAGTCGCCGGATCCGGCAGCGATGGTGCGCAATGCGCCATAATCTTTTCCTGCCGGTCACCCGTTATTTTGCGTTGTTTAAATGGCAGACCCTTGATTGAGTTATCAAAGTAAATTTGTTTCTTTTTGTTGCCGGACCTGCCGGCCAACACTTGCGCCTTGGCAATTTCGTTCCAACTTAACGATTGCCACTGGCTGGCCAGAGCGCCCCACTGATATCCGGAATGCTTCCCGATCAGTTCCGGGACTTCATGGATATATGCGCCATTCAGATTCATTGCCCGTTTGTCTGATTCAATATGTTCGTGATGGCAGACCGGGCATATCAGTCTTTCACTGCCGGCGGTAACCGTTTTTTCTTCTGCCGTTTCAGTCAATTCAAATTGTAAATTGTGAACATCGCAGGAACGCATAGAGAGTTTATTACAATTAACGCAGCGCATGGTCCAGTAACCGCGCGACGATTTCAGGAACTCTTGCCAAATCGGGGCAGTCTCTTCAGTCGGTGAACATACGTCATATAACAACGACTCGTCAAATGACCGCCCCCGTTTCCGTAAGTCATCGAGATTGTCCACCTGGTGTTCATGCCGTTCCCAGTCGTCTAATTCGTCGCCAACTCTTATCTTGGCGCTCTTCGATGTCACCCTGCTGCCGGAACCCATGAAGTAACTAATTACATTTGAAAAATAAAAGTGGTCTTTTGTTTTCGCCCGTGGCACTGCCAGCTCTGCCGCCAGTTCCGGGATGTTGCGCATCAGCGGCATCAGCGTTTCGTGGTTCGCCTCTTCTGCCAGGTCGTCGGATGGATAGCAGACAATCGACAGACACGGCTTATACTTGAAGCTCCACGTCAAGCCCCAATTCCATGTCGCAGACTTGCCGGTTTGTTCAGGCGCCACGACAGTTACTTCGCGGATGCATCCGGAAAAGTCCCACTCATTCAACGGGTCAATCAGGTAAGGCGTTAGATTTAAGTCCGGCTTATCCATCTTGGCACCGATAACTCCGGACATAATAATATTATCTTTGACCCAGTCGGCAGGCTTTATGAATTCACTGAATCTGAAATAGTCTTCAACTCGGTGTGCAAGCTGTTCATACATACATTAAATAACTCGTTAAGTTTTTTTGTCTTGTCCATGTCCAATCGCAAGTCAACCACCGCCGTTTTAAACGGTCCAAACGCATGAGAAAACACCGCAAAGAATTCATTGGACCATTTATCAAACAAACGCTGCTGAAACTCTAAACTCTTTTGTTCAATTAAGTTTGCCTCAGACACCGTCTTTCG